CTTATACCACCGTCAGTGTGCCGTTGACCGTCACTGTTCCGGTCATAGTAACTGGACCAACCAGTAAGGCGTTCTTGTTTGTTGGGATCGTGAAATCTTCGGAGAATGAGTCTGCATTCTGATACCGGTCGGCTTCGATCCCGCCACTAAATTCACCGCCCGTGGACGCCGGTACTGTGTCCGCTACGTTGAATACATCATACGCCGTTATCTCGATGACATCATCTGCTGAAAGTGCTGTCAGGTTGTCAATCGTGTTGGCTGTGTCGGTGTCGTAATCCGTGCCTGCCACTAACTGGACGCCGTTCAGCTTGACATCAATGTAGTTCCCGTCCGTAAATCCAAGACGCTTACCATTGTCGTCAATGCCAGAGATTGACGTAGCACCGCCCGAGGTCTGGGTAAAGTAGTAGCGGGTGCGAACCCCAAAGTCTGATGAACGTCCGATGTATGGCATATTATTCTCCTACCGCATCGAGTTGTTCTTGCGTAGGTTGTGCAAGAGTAGGGTGATTCCAAACTGCGATGTAGTCCCCACGACCGTCTGAGTCGTTGCGTATCTCAATGACAGTTCTAAAGTCTGGCTCTTGTAGATCAGGATATATTGCTCTTACTTTTTCACTCAAGGTCATTATGTCGCCCTCACTAAGAATCCAGACAAGATACTACTTTGACTGGTGGTCCCTATGTCGCTAAAAGTAGCCGCATCTCCAACATATCCGTACAATTCAATATAGTCAGTAGTGCCGTTACACTGAACAATTGTTGTTTGAATAGGGTACTGACCGTTTTGAATATTGTCCGATCCTAACTGATATTGCACTGCGGCGACTTCTGATCCATTTTTTCTAATACCAATAAGAACAATTTGAGATAAACTATCAAAGTTTATCCTAATCATTCCGTTAACAGCGTAATATCCGGCAACAGTTGGGGTAACTCTATTGTTTGTTAAATCAATCATGGAGTTTGTGTCAACAGTTGAGGTGTTCATGATTACTTTATTCCACGTTTCCGCACTAATATCTTGATCTGTATCCACACCTCGCATATCAAAAACAGGCGAGGCATTTGGAGTAACACTACTCGCACTCGTCAACAACGTACCACTGTCCGCAGGAACCGTGATGCTACCTGTGCCGTCAGCTTTCTTGATTGTGTTTACAAGGATTTCGCTCATCCGGCTATCTCCATTGCTGTTAAAACAGGGTTACCTTTATCTGACCAACAAAAATTAATAGTGCCTGTGTTAGTTTTCATATAAACAGTATAGGTAACTGCGCTAGTTGTACTGGGGCTGTCTAGTAAAGCGATAGAGTGATTTACGAAATGCGTATCTGCACTACTGTACACGTTCGATATTAAATTGTGATTAGGTGCGATATCTGTAGCATCCCTGTAAAAGGTCAATTTCAGAGACGACCCTGAAGCAATAGACCCGCCACCCCCTTGTAACGTGAGATAAACTTTGGAGGATGTACTAGATGGAGTAAGTGTCACTGATAGACCGGTTGAGGTATAGCTTGTGGATGTTGTGCTAGTGTCGTTTAGCAACACAGAATTTACAACCTGCAACACATTCCCTGTCCGCTCAAGGCGGTCAAGAGTCCCTGCGCCGTCTGGTAGCGTTAGCGAACGATCTGTATCACTATTCGGTGCGGCAATGGTGAACGTGCCTGAGCCGGAAGCATTGGGTGTGAGGGCTATCTTGCTCATCCGGCGATCTCCGTAAGAATAATATCCATCCCAGCATTAGTGCCATCTCCGGGATAACCGTAGCGAATCGCATTGGCTTGAATAGCCCTAATCTGAACTTTGTATGTTATTTGACTTGTGGTGTTAGGTGAATCTAAATATGCGTAAGGGTCTTGCCCAATGTAAGTTAAAGCATAAGGACCGTGATTCTGAACGTAATAATTATTATTATGCAACCTTAGCTCAGTCGTTGTTCCGCCTAATACACGAACCAATCTGGTTTCTGATTCAATAGATTCTCCAGCACCACGGAAGTGTTGAAAGTTAGCAGAGCTAGTAATCATAATCTTTGAACTTGTAGACGTAGGAGTGATATTTGCAGTCAATAAGCTATCTGCGAAAGTAGAGCTTGAGTTTTCATTATATGTGTTAAACCCTGCGTGAACTACCTGCAACACCTTGCCACCTGTACCCGCAGGTAGCGTTACAGTCTTTCCTGTCAGATCAAGCGTACTCGCCAAATCAGCCGCAGTAACAACCCCGTCCTGTACAAGCGATACGCCAGTTGTTCCATCAATCGTAACCGTCATACAATCACCAATCTGCTACCTGTTGGAACACCCAATGTGACTCCGGCGGACACTGTGATCGGACCAGCAACACAGGCGTTAAATCCTGCGTCCACTGCGATGTCTTCACTGATTGTCTTCGGATTCTGAAAGAGTGTTGCGTTATATTTGTCTGCTGTGTTCGTGCGGACCGTCGCCTTCTGGCGGAAGATCACATAGATGTTGTCGGTGCCAGATGGAGGTGCCGCAGTAAATGTGAGCGTTGCACCGCCAATACCGTAAGCAACAGACGGCTCCTGCTGTACGTTCTCAACAAAGACTTCACAATCATTAGTTGTGGTCTTCTTGTTCAGCGTAAACGATGTAGTCGATCCGTCACCAGAAAACTGTTGGACAGTCGTTTCTTGGTACTGGAATCCGGGTCTGTTACCTAAGTAAGCCATACGTCACCTTATGTAGAAATCGAGTCTACAACCGAGACCCACGCATCCAAACTGTTTGCTGTGTCAGAAACAATCTTCAGGGCATCACCACTTTGCAACACGACCTTCGCACCACCGTCCAGTAACTGGAGTGACGCACCGGCAGGGATTGGAATGTCCTTGCCTAAGTAGTAGTCGTTCGCGCTTGATGTAATGTAAACATCGACCAGAATCTGTGATCCGGTAATGTTCGCCAAGCTAATGCCCACCAGAGCGTCATCAGAATCTGCTGTCCGCAACGTGGTTGCTGAGGTTCCAATCTGTCTGGCAATATCTCGTTCAAAGTCCTGTGCCATATCTCACCTATAGTGCAATTGCCATCGCAACAGAGAAACCTGCCGTTGCAACACCTGTTAAATTCGATCCGTCTACCGCAGGTAGTTGGGCCGAGCCGTTTAATTGTACGACATTGTTCGCGCTCGTACCTACGTCTAAGGCCGCCGCAGTGCCAAGACCGGTCACCTTGCTTGATGCAATCTTGAGCAGTCCCGTAAAGTCTGTAACCGCCGCACCGGCTCCTGCGCCATCCGCATAAATAATCTTGGTTTCACCGTCTGGGATCGTGACGTTACCGCCACTGCCCTGTGTAAAGATGGCTGATTGACCAGAGTTGTTGTAAACCAAATAAATCTTTTCTTGGTCGTTTGGCGAAATAGTGATGGTGTTTGTGCCAGAAGGTGACCCGCCCAATACCAACAGCTTGTACATACCGTCGGTTAGCGTACCGTCAGTAGTTGTTAGCGTGTGAGTGGTACCTGACAGCGTAATAGCACCAACGCCATTCAGCGCACGGTCTACAATCTGTAGGTTTGTGTTAGTAGTGTCGCCCCAGGTTCCAGACTGTTCGCCTGTTGCGATCAGCTCAATCCCGGTCCGACTGGTATAGGTACTAGGCATTTACCTCTCCTAAGCAGCTATGTCTTCCCAGTCCGGAGACTGAGAAGGCGTAATTTCGGTCCAACCTGGCGACTGTGACGGTGTTGCTGCAGCCCAACTTGGTGACTGATTCGGGTCGATCTCTCCCCAAACAAATACATTTCCAAGCCGTCCGGTAGCAACCAGATTTGTACCCGTTAAGGATACATCAGCATTGGCCTTAATGGAAACAGTGCCGACATTTGGCGTAATTTCAAAGCCAGTCTCTGGAATTGTGACATCAATCCGGATGTCAATAACGCCAGAAGATGTTGTGCCTGTCGCCGCTTCACCAGTAACTGCAACGTCAGCGTTGGCTTGAACAGTTACAGAACCAACGCCAGCGACTGCTTCGAGCCCTGTTTCTGGGACATTCGCATCAGCAGTGACTGTTGTAGTACCAACAGCTCCAGTGGCAACTTCGCCGGTGACCGCAACATTGGCTTCTGCAACAACTGCAACACTGCCTACATTTGTAGTCGCTTCTATACCGGTAGTAGCGACGTTGGCTTCTGCAACAACTGCAACACTGCCTACATTTGTAGTCGCTTCTAGCCCTGTCGATGGGACATTTGCATCTGCGGAAACTGTTGTAGTACCAACAGCTCCAGTGGCAGATACCGTAGTCGGGAAGACATTTGCTTCGCCAGTGACAACAACGCTACCGGCACTCGCTGTGGCTGTTTCACCAGTGACAGCGACGTTGGCATCTGCGGAGACTGTGACAGAACCAACGCCAGTTGTCGCCTGTAGCCCAGTGGTTGGTACGTTGGCTTCACCTGTCGCAGTGACAGAACCAACCGCACCGGTGGCAGATTCACCAGTGAGTACGACGGGGATGGGTTCGTCCCACGCCCCCTGGGACCAAGTCCCTCGGCCCCAACCGGTAATATCCGCCATTAGGCTTCCTTACGCGATTCGGATAATTGCGTTAGAGGCGTCAGCAGTCGGGAACTGAATAGTGAAATCCCCGGCGGTTGAAGTCTTATCACCACCAAAATCTAACACGACAACAGAGTCAGTAGTACCAGTACCACCAGCAGTTGTTGTGTTGTAGATCATTGCTCCGCGAGCAGTGATTGTCGCTGTAGAGAAAGTCTCATCTGCGAAGTCACAGAACGCTGTTGTTCCAGAAGTTGTGGGGTCTACGTTAGTCAGGGCCTGCCCGCCTGCTGTATATCCTGTTCCAGAAACCTCGTTAGTGGTTGAATAATCTGTGGTTGACGCATCCAGTGTTGCCGATGAAGTAAACAACGCAATATTGAATGTGTGCCCCGATGTACGGAAATCGTGCTTACCTTCTAGCAGCTCTTGCTTGAAGCTAGTGCACATTGCTTGAGTAATCGCCATTACAGTCTCCTTATGGCTTCAGCTAATTGAGGATGACCAGCATCCATAAGTGCATTATATATGGTTGTGCGGTCAGATCGAATCGCCTCACGCATATAATACGCTATCAGCTTATGCGCTTGCTTTTTATAAGCACGGGCTTGATCGCGTAATGCGGGGTCGGCGGAATTTGAAATGCTAATCAAACGATCAACACACCGCTCTGCAACTTCTTCGGGCGTGAAACCACGACCTTCTGTTGTATGAACCTGAACCATAGGGGTTTCAGGTATATCAAACTTCAACGCTTCTGTTGTTATCATGTTGCCTGCCGTCTAACTAAACCCTCACGGTATGCATCGCTTGTTTCACGCGCTTCACCCAAGTTCTTTAATCGAGCGACTGCTTCCATGAACTGTGTATTATAGTTCTGTAAAACATCTGGTTCACCTTTCATAAAGGTATAACCTGCAATTAACGAACCATACAGCATTGCTTGTGGCGCGTTAACAGACAGCCATGTTGTGCCTCCATCTGCTCCCGCAGTTAAACTTGCAGGGCGATAGTAATAGTGCAGTTCTACTGCATAGTCGCTGTCAGGCGTTGGGGCAACAATAAAATTTTGGTAATCAAACGGAGCGTAGTATCTGGGCTCTCCCGTCACAGAGGAATCAGGTGCATAGTCCTGTAGATAGTTAACGTCCTTGAAATCTAAGAACTTTTTGCTTGTGCCCGATGTAATGGACAAAGAAAACGGAGCAAGAAAATCCGAAGGCATGTTCAAGTATTGGTTTGACGTTGTTAAGTTCGCTGTCTGATTGCGGCGAAAGAAAGTCAGGCCAACACTCTTAAAAATTCGCTCTTCGCACGACTCGATAAAAGTGTCTAAATTACTGACGAATGTTGTTTCTGCGTTTTCGCAGTAATCTTGGATCGCCTGTTTCAACTCTGCTTTGGTA